TAAGCACTGACATATCCAGCCTTGCCCGCTGCATATCCCGCAGGCTCAGCTGCCTGTGCTGGTTTCAATCCTTCTGTTACCATTATATCAACCAAAGCCATCTGCTTATCGGTTAACTTCTTTATTGCTACGTCACTCATATGTGTCTCCTTGCTGCCCCCCTCTCCCTCTCTCCCCCCATCAATAGCACTGTCTATAACCCCTGTGTCAACGCACAAAGGGCTATCTTCTCGAGGTGCATACCATGTGTTGCTACAAACATACTACAACCTCTGTCCAGCTTGTGTTCGACTCGTTTGTCTGTTGCTGTCTATGTCTTGCGGGTCTCTCTGTTCCCTCTCAAATCACCTCGCATTCATTCCTGCGTTGCATCGGGCTGAAACAGTTTGCAAGGGACACTCCGTTCTTCGCCCTTGCAAACTGCAAGCGGCTGCGCCGTTTCATCTCCGTGCTCCTTGTCATTCATCGCGAGGGTGATCCTCGCGGGAAACAGGAGAACCTAGACATGACAAAGAACACATCCAAACTCATCGAACTCAAGCTGGCAGTAATACAATATCACGATGGTGATCAAATGGATTACCTTCAGACAGGCATTGCCCGTGACGCTTGCTACACAAGCTTCAACAGCCTCAGCTATAAGAAGAAACAGATGGCTGATGCAATCGCTGACTATGAGACAGCCGTAAACGAGGGCCGTGATGCACCGCAGATGCGTATCCTCTCAATGATCGAACGCATGGAGGTTGAGCTCGAGGAACTAGAAGAGCGTCACTTCGCAGACTGCGCTGTATACACAATCGTAACAGACGGTCAGGAGTGGGAGGCTCAGCCCAAGCGCCGAGCACCTGCACTGAAGTCAGACAAGATTGCAGCACTTAAGAAACGGGTGGCGGCGTAAGCCCCACCTACCCTCAACAGGAGATAGAACATGGAACTGTTTGTTATCATCGGTCTGGCATTGATTGCCATTGGACTGGCTGCGCTTGCCGCAGAAAACTGGTGAATGAAAGGAACAAATCAATGAGTGATTACAATTGCTGGACCAACAGAGAAACATGGCTCGTCAACCTCTGGTATATGGATGAAATGCCATACTACTTCACAACCAAGGATCAATATACAGTTGAACATCAAGAGCTTGAGGAAGCAGTGATTAGCACATGCGAAACGCTTGAGGGAATTGTTGATCTACCATGCGGCCTTGTTGCTGACTTCCTCTCAGGCTGCTGGTCTCGTGTGAATTGGCATGAGCTTGCTGATCACCTCAATGAAAGACTCGAGGCAATGGAGGAAGAGCAAGATGACGAGTAGGATCATATCACCCGAGCAAGAGAAAGGAATGATTAAGCAACTGAAGGAGCTTGGAGGTGTAGTGCGGCGCGATAACATTGGTGTTGTCGTGACTGCAGCCAACAGCAAGAGAGAAGTATTCCGATCAATGGACACTGGCGCTGGTCATAGACTTGCCCGCTGGCCCGATGGGCTATTCGATGAAACAGAAGGATCAACACAATGACTGAACTTGAGAAACTTATTCGTGAGAAAGCAAAGGAACAACTGCCTGACACTGAGTCAGCAAAGCAATGGCTCGACAATAACTTTGTTGTGATCATGCCCAAGCGAAAGGAACGAACAAATGAAAATGACCCGACAGCACTTTGAATGGCTTGCCGATGAGGTTGCACCAACATTACCTTGGCCAACACACATCGAAGTGCTAGCTGATAAGCTGGCTGCAACCAATCCTCGCTTTGATCGAAGCAAGTTTGTTGCGCGAGCCGTGAAGAACTGGGAAGATAATTACACTCCCCCAGAAATTGATGATGAAATTCCATACATGGAGGCAAGCAATGAACAAACCGTTCAACGGAGTGCTTGAAGAAGCAGACAATGTAATCAACGGAGTGCGTCAAGATCAGTATGGCGCACCTGAAGACTCATTCACCAAGATCGCAGCGTATTGGTCAGCGTATCTTGAGCATCGAGTGTCACCGCATGACGTTGCAATGATGATGATCCTGCTCAAAGTCGGGCGTGTTCAAGACAAAGCAACACACGATACGCTCGTGGATATCGCAGGTTACTCAGCCCTCGCCAGTGTCCTGTCACCCAACTAGGTTGACAACACAACTGCAATGATGCAGTAGAGTCAGCATGAAATCATACATGCAAATCATAGAAGAAGCAGTTGAGGCATATGACGTGCCTCTTCTGCAAGCTTTCAAGTCCGCAGATATACCAACGTCAACGTATTACCGAACCATCCACGGTAAAACAGAGCTTCGGTATGACACAGCGAGAAAGGTGATGAAGGCTATTGAAAAACTTCACGCACTTAAAGCAGCCCGTGACTATACCGAGCAGCTACGAAGCTCTGGTCAGCGAGTTAATATCAGCCAGACAAGAGCAAAGTTTAAGCCAAGAAGCTTTGGCTCATAACATCGGATGCACAGTTTCACTGATCCACAAATGGGAAACACACAAGCGGATACCCTCTGGGTTCATGCTCATGTGCTGGCTCGACGCTCTTGAGTACGAGATCGAAGTTAAAAAAAGGGATGGCGAAGTGTGACTCTTGCTCCACTAACGCTCAGTATTTCGTTGCCATTCTCAAGAACGGTCACGAGCGAACAACACAGAAGCATTGGTATATATGCTTGGATTGCTACGAGGCAGAGATATGGCAAACAAGAATAAGCAGAAGGGAAGCTACCACGAAAGATGGTTCATCAAGTGGCTCACGGCGTTGGGTATCAAAGCCAAAGCCCAGCCCCTCTCAGGAGCATTGGGAGGAGAGTATCGAGGCGACCTCAAGCTCGAACTCATGGGACACGAACTGGTAGGCGAGGTGAAGTATCGAGACCTGTCTGGATTCCCAAGTCCATTCAAGGTTTTGGAAGGAAGAGACATTGCGTTCTACAAAAGACGGACAGGTAAGCCGCAGGTAGTCGTGATCATAGAGGGCGAAACATTCGCCAAGCTAATGGAGAACCAAGATGGAAAGTCAAAACAAACGGATTCTTAATTACCTCAAGCGCGGTCATCGCATGACGCCAATGGATGCACTCGAATTATTCGGATGCTTCAGACTGGCTGCTCGCGTCTATGATCTGCGACAAGAGGGACACAATATATCCAAGCAAATCATAGAGTTAAGCAATGGAGTTAATGTTGCTGAATACTCGCTGGATCAATCCATTTCTACGCCTGCCCTCTAAAAAAAAGACAGTGACCTTTCGATCACTGCCAAGTCTTGAGGAAGAATCATCAGGGGAGAACCGATGAACTTTGATCTTATCACGGACATTGCTTTGTCTGCAATAGAGAAACCTTTTGCAAAGGTGTTGCTCATTGAGCTCGCCAAATATTCAAACGCAGAAGGTGAGTGCTTTCCATCAAGAGAGACGTTATCAAAGGGGTCTCGGATACCGCTGAGAACAGTGGCCCGATCACTGCAATGGCTTGCTGATCAGGGACATATCAAGATCGTCTCACGTTCTGGGACTTCAAACTTCTACATCATCACCTGCATGGAGGACGAAATGAGTAAAGAGACCCGTGCCAAATTGGCACACGAAGTAGATAGTAATATTACTAGGCTAGATATAATAAGTAATACATCTTCCCGTGCCAAATTGGCACACCCCCTCGACACACCTGCATTCCAATCCTTCTGGTCTGCCTACCCTCGTCGCATCGGTAAGGGTGCAGCACGCACTGCCTTTGCCAAGGCTTGCAAGTATGAGGATGCCAACGTGATTATCCAAGGCGCTATGGATTACGCTGCTTACTGCGAGAACAGTGGCACTGAAATGCAATTCATTCCTCATGCTTCAACGTGGCTCAATCAAGAGCGCTGGGAAGATGAGCTCGAGACAGAGATGCCAAAGAAAAAGATGGGAGGGTTCCTCGATGAACTATGATCAACGCATTGCATTCCTCAAGGAGTGGTTCAAGGCTGACATACTCACCCGCTTCAACATGCCCAAAGACCTCGACCCCAAGGTGGTGGCCATGGATTTGATCGAAGCAATCAATCGCAACATTCCAAACAACATTAACCAAGAGCTGATGAGTCACCTCTCCGCCTCCATAGCGAAGGAGGTGGCTCAATCAGCTCGCTCTCGGACGCTACCGACAGTCAAAGACTTTCTCGACGCTGCCAAGAAGGCTGCTAAGAGCGGCGTAGAGCCTCACACAGAGCCAACTCGCAGCTCTATGGACCCATATGCCCTCGCGGCACAACGCATACGCTCAGGCGCTCCCGTTTCAGACACCTATCTCAAGGGTCCATCACGAAAAAAACTTCAACAGATAGAGGGAATCACTGATTTAGAACTTGAACCCTACCTCAAATCATTGCATAACACTGCACATAAGCAGTAACTACAAACCAAAGGAAGAACATCATGGAACGTAAAGGATTTATCGGCGGCTCAGATTGCGTAAAGATTATGCAAGGCGAGTGGCTCAAGCTCTGGCAGATCAAGACTGGTCGAGTAGAGAGCGACGATCTCAGCGAGAACATCGCAGTGCAGCTCGGCATTCACACAGAAGACTTCAACCTTGGCTGGTTCGAGAAGCAATACAACTGCGTGCTGTCTCATCATCAGATGGAATACGAGCAGAAGATTGGCCGTGTCCCCGC